GGTGGAAACAAGTCTAACGGCTATGTCACAATCGTTAAGGTATAAATAAAAAATGAACGAATCCTGGTCAAATAAGTACAAAAAAAGCATAAATTGTGACAATCCAAAAGGTTTTTCACAAAAAGCTCATTGTGCAGGACGAAAGAAAAGAGCTATGGGTGGAGAAACAAAATCTAAGTCGCCATTTAAAGAAGATGCACCAGTCAATAATGTTGGCGGTGGTGCTATCGCAGGCGTTGGTGTTGGACCTCAAGGTGAACCCGGCGTAAAGAAAAAGAAGGCATTGATGCCTTTTAAGATGTTTACTCGAAAGTTGCCGGTGAAATAAATGTTGTTTATTTTAGAATTTCTTCCATCGTGGGTGTTTCTTGCTTTGTTTGGCACAGGTGTCGTTGGTTTTCTTTTGACATATTTTCTAAAACTTGTACCGATTCCATTCGTGTACATGTATAAGACGCCAATACAAATTGCGTCAATTGCCTTGATTGTATTTGCCACATTTATGTACGGCGGTTCGTATAATAACGATGCATGGCTGGCAAAAGTAAAAGAGATGGAAGAAAAAGTTGCCGCAGCAGAAGCGAAGGCATCGGAAAAAAATGTTCAGATAGAAGAAAAGATTGTAGAGAAAACAAAAGTTGTAAAAGAAAAAGGTGATGAGGTCATAAAATATATTGACCGTGAGGTGGTGAAGAAAGAAGAAGTCATTAAGTTTGTAGAAAATTGTCCAATACCAAAAGATATTATTGACCTACATAATAAGGCAATTGAAATGGCCAAACCACAGGGAGAAAAGAAATGAAATATCTTTTTCTCTCTCTTGTTTTATTTTTATCTGGTTGTGCAATGTTTCAGAAACCAGTGCCTGTTGCACCACAATGGCCCGATGCGCCATTAGAGTTGAAAAAGAAATGTGAAGAACTTAAAACAATTTCTGGCGATAAGATTTCTATAACAGACATGATGAGAGTGATTGTAGAAAATTATTCATTACATTACCAATGTTCTACAAAAGTAGAAGGTTGGCATGAATGGTATGAAGAACAAAAGAAAATTTACGAAACTGTGGTGCCAAGTAAAAGTGGCAAACCATGGTACAAATTTTGGAGCAAGTAATGAGAAAAGTATTACTGTCAGCAGTATTATTGCTTAGTTTAACTGGTTGTGCTACAAATCAGCAAAACGCTGAAGTTCTTGGCGCACTTACCGGTGCTGCTGCAGGAAAATCATTAGGTGGTACAGGAGGTGCAATTGTAGGCGCTGCTATTGGCGCAGGCGCTGCTGGTGCAATTGGACAATCTCTTGATGAAAAACAAGTACCACAAATAATTTCAGTTGTACCAACAGAGATTATTCAATATCCATCTGTGGTTTATGTGCGACCATGGTATCATTCACCAGGTCCAAATTGGTATTGGAGTTACCACAGTAGACTCGGATGGGGTTGGTATCAACCACACCACCATCATTTTCATCATCGACCACCAAGACGCCATTTAAGATAATTGGAGTAAATAATGAAATATTTAATTCTAGCATTCGCTTGTCTCGCTCTCACGGGTTGTGCAACAAGCAAAGAACAAATGTATTACGATACAGCTAAAGCTATTAGCAAAGACAACACAATGTCGCAAACTGCTTGTTGGTCTGCCATCGCAGAGATAGCAAAAGGTGGTGACAATGCTGCGAGAGTCGGTGCTATTGCTCTTGCAGACCGTTGTAAAAATGAAACTGTAAAGATCGAATCACCAAAAAGAAATTGGTTAGGTCTATAAAGGGATAAAAAATGGAACTGACATTAGAACAATTAAAACAACTGCTTCCAAAGAATCCTTATGTGACATACTGGCATACTGCGCTAGTACAACTATTTCCAGATTATGAAATCAATACGCCTCAGAGAATGGCAGCATTCATTGCACAATGCGCCCACGAATCTGGCGGCTTCATGGTTCTTACGGAGAATCTAAACTATCGTTGGCAGACACTCAGAAAATTATTCCCAAAGTATTTTCCAACTGATACACTTGCACAAGAATATGCTTCGAAGCCAAACAAACAAGAAGCAATCGCAAATAGAATCTATGCAAGCCGCATGGGTAACGGCGATGAGGCCTCAGGTGATGGCTTCAAATATCGTGGTCGTGGTTTAATTCAACTTACTGGCCGTGATAACTATTCTTGGTTTGCTGCATCTCTCGAAATTTCCGCAGAAGAAGCAACTGAATATCTTGGCACATTTGAAGGTGCTGCACAATCAGCCTGCTGGTTTTGGGAAACAAATAAATTAAATCAATGGGCAGATAAAGGCGACATTGTAACTTTGACAAAGCGAATCAATGGTGGAACCATAGGACTTGATGATCGCATTAAACATTATGAACATGCGCTTCACGTTCTAGGGGGTCACTAATGAATGACAGAAAACTATTTAAATATCTTCTCATTCTTCTAATTCTTCCGATTGGTCTTGCTATTTTTGGTGGCGATAGATTTCGCTACCCATGCCAAGACCCAAAGAATTGGGACAAAGAGATGTGCCAAAAACCATTGTGTGATGTGACGAGAACATGTCCAGAACACGTTTTCAAGGGTCAACGTGATCCTAGATTAGGAATGCCAAATGATGCAAACACTAACCAACCTATTCAACAAACTTGTGTTCCGCAAGGAGTCAGCTGTGGAAAATAAACCAGAATTTGTATACACCGAAGAGCAGTTAATGGCTCGTTTGAAGTTTTTTATTGGCGTATGTCTCGCATTAACACTCACAGGCATTGTGTTCGTTGTTCTTTATTCTCTTATCTTTGTGACGCAACCACTCAATGCTATCTCACCAATCGACCAAAAATTCTTTGAGTTGATTGTACCTATTGCCACATTCTTAACTGGTACTCTTTCTGGTATCATGTTAGCTGGTGCTAAGAAAGAAGATCAAGAGGCAATGCTTCAAGCGCAGAAGTTAGCGAATGAAAACTTCGAAGCAACTAAGAAAGCAATGGTCGCACCACCTCCACCGCCACAACCAACTGTTACTGTAACGGATCGTGGCATTACAATTGGTGCGCCAATGGGTGGAGTCACACAGGCACCAGGACAAGTCATTGTTGGTTATGGCGGCAAGATGGCACCACCACCAACAATTCATCCAGAAATTTAACACATGCAGTTAAAAACTATGTTTAGAGATGGAATTGACGGCTCTGTAAGTAGTAGAAGAGTCGTCACTTTCCTAGCATTTGTGTTTTGTAGTATAGCCTTTTTTGCAAACTTATTTTTTAGTAAACAAATTGATACAAATATTTTTGAAGGCATGATGTACATTGCTATTGTAGGATTAGGCACAACAGTCGCCGAGAAATTTTCAAGTAGACCAAAAATTTAGGAGAAAAAAATGAAAAGTATCGTTTTTGCATCACTAGTTGCTTTATCAATGGCGATGACACCAGTTTTTGCTAATGATAAGAAAGACGAAGCAAAACCAGCAGAAGTCAAAAAAGTTTGCATCGATAAAGTCACAAAAGATGGCAAACCAGTCCTTGATAAAGCAGGCAAACAAGTTCAAGAATGTAAAGAAATGAAAGTACATAAGAAACTAGAAGGCACAAAGGTACCTGAGAAGGGCGATAAGAAGTAAAATGCCTACGACAGCTGAGCGCCTTGGTATCGTAGAAACCAAGGTTGAAAATCTAAACGAGAAATTAGATGGCATGAGAGGTGAGGTCAAAGAGATGCACGATTGCCTTGACCGCACCAGAGATGACTTGACAACTAAACTTGATACCATGTATAATGCTTCTTGTGACCAACATAAAGCACTTGCTCAAGAACTTGAACAAATCAAGAAGGATAAAGATCGCCTGGTCTGGTTGGTGGGTGGTGGAATTGCCTTCTTGGGATGGTTAAGTGGGCACTCAGATAAAATTGCGGATATAATCAAAACATTCGCCTGATAAACATCTTCGGATGTTGTACAATTCGTTATTATGCTTTCTATTGATATCAAGTATTTGCGCCTTCTTTCCTCTCGCTTGCGTAATTTCAAGCAGAAGAAAGAAGGCCTTTTTAATTTCTCATGCCCAATTTGTGGTGACTCAAAGAAAAATCTAACAAAGGCTCGTGGCTATGCCTTTGCAAAAGGTAACGATTATTTCTATCGTTGCCATAACTGTGGATCAAGCACTAATGTTGGCAATCTTATCAAACATATCGACCCTACAATACATAAAGAATATGTCCTCGAGCGGTACACCTCGGGTCGAACCAATAACGCCAATTCAGCCAACGCAATACTACAAATATCCGCACCAAGATTTGGAAAACTACAAAAACAAAAAGTATTCGAACATGCAGAATGGTGTGACAAGTTACCGCCTGGACATTTTTGTCTAGAATATTTGACACGCCGGCAGATACCCAAAGAGACATACAAACTGTTGT